CCTGGTTTGGCTAGCCAGGAACACACCCTACTTGAGGGGGCTGAAACAACCCCACAGGGTAAGGAGCCGACTCAACGGCGACGTGGGAGCCAAGCCGAAGGCCCTTCACGACGTTGCACGGTGACGTCTTCTAACCTCCCTCATCCGAAGATGCCGGTGGATCTCACACCGCAAGTATCGAGGAATGACCGTCACTACAACTACCCTTGTCCTCAAGCCCAGGTGGCTCTTACAAAATCTACCTGCGTGCGAGCAGCAAGCAGGTCCACCTCCGCCCAAACACGAGACCCAAGGTCCCTCCGAACCCGACCGAAAACGGCCCGATTCCTCCTCAGATTCACCCATCTCCATGCCTGACTGCGAGTCATCTTCAACATGCGACGGACACGAGTGCCCATCAAAGACCCGAGCCCATAAGGGGATACAAGTTCCCTTATCTTGGACATTTTGACGTCGTCTGAGAAGACAGAACGTGACCAGGGCCGAACAGACCAGGCGAAGTCCACACAGGCATCCATCCAACGCCTCTTCCATTGAAGAACGTCTTCACGCGGAAACCAGTTCGACGACACCTGCGCCCAGCCCTCAGGGAGAGGCCCGCTCATGAGAGCGGGCAAAGGGGGCTCTTGAACTTGTTCAAGGTAAAAGAGCTCCCTATACCACAGACCCAAAGATCTGAGGCTCTCCTCACCAACAGCCAACCCCAAACCCCTTGTGACAGATCTCCGCGACGCATGCACGGCCTTCTGATTAAGGTCGACGAAGAGACGGCGAACCACCTCTCTCCGCTCACGACCGTAACCAGCGCAGGCTGAATAGAAACGACCATTCAGCGAGCAGATCTGATCGGGTAGACTCCCGGAGGGAAAAAGCGCCGACGACCGGACAAATCCGATAGTCTTCGCTCCCTTCGGGCACGCCCAAAAAGGCGTGGAGTTCAGGGTAAATGCACGAGAGTGCACAAGCGTCTTACCCTTACTGAGAGTCAACCCGCCCTTAGCCACATTACGTTCCCACCTCTCGACCTCGGCGGGCGTCGCACGAAAAACGATATCGTCGCCATTGATCCGGACCGGCACAGGCCGTCGGATCGAATACCGAAACGTAATGTAGTTTACCAGGCACAACAGGGGAAAGGAAGTCAACTGGCCCATGAGTTGCCCTCGTTGCTGTATAACAACTTGGCCAGACTCACCCTCTAGAGCAGAGTGGTAAGTCTGCAGAGCGTGTTCGCGTATCCCCACAGGGACCGTCGACGAGCGCTCTAGCAACACTCGGAATATGGAAAGTTGAAGGGACGAGTTCAAATTGTCCGTGGCGCTTTCGTAATCGCCACTGACGAAGACCTCACCATCGACAGGTGTGAAATCTCCGAACCGACTCGATTTTGCATCTCCCCTCAACAACCACCCGAACCTGGACAGGTGCGAGTACATGGCTTTGTGCAAGGGACGAAGAGCATTGTCAACCACGGGAGGTATCGAAATGATTCGCCACTTTCCACCCGTCTCTATAGCCTGCACTCTAGAAACCCCCCGAGGCTTTGGTGCAACGGATTGCATCACGTACGAACAAAAGCCCGCACGATCTTCAAATTCCTGCTGCGCCAACCCGCGGCACCCCCCACCCCTCCTGCCTAACTCCGAACACGAAGAAAGGGGGAGAGATGAGGAGAGACAGGCATCTTGATATGAGCGATCCCACCCATAAGGAAAGATCTTCCTTGTCAACCTCGTCGCAAAATCAACGAAGTCTGGCTCAGGCTCCTCACAAGGAGTCGCCATTTTCTCAAGATACCCATCCACGGAGGGTTTCTCCTTTGGAATCACTTTCCGAAAGAGAAACAATGAGTGCGCGATCCCGAACCTGGATCGCGCGCCGAGGGACGCGATAGCCCTCCGCCAGATGTGATCGTCCCCCTCAGTCAGTCCCAAACAGAACTGGCTGACCTCGCGTAAAGTTTCGAATTGCGGTCGAGCAAGAGAGACCCCATATAGGGTCTCCAATGCCACCACAAACGATTCGAACTTTTGGAGGACGAGCGTTAGTGAACCTGTAGAACGAGAAGTCGTTTTACCCACAGGTACCATCCTTCTTACCACCGTTGGAAGTAAGCTGGTCTCGATAACAGTAGAAATCGAGTGGAACAG